GGTGTAATACTCCGCGACCTCTTCAATCGAAACGTACTTAGCAATCTCATCCATTTTTCTTTACCGTGATGGAGTATTCGCTATCCACATTCAAACCCGGTGGAAGCAGGTCGGGGTGTTCCTCAAGGAACTGTTTGGTGTTCTCCTGATGGAGACGTTTCTCGTACAGATCGGTGGCGTTGTGCTCGACAACAAACTTGCCGAACGACTCCCAATCATTCGTGCTAAAGCGTTTCTTGACGGTGCGATAGAACAACCCGCTCTCAGTACGAACAGACTCGACCCCGTGCTCTTTGCAGTAGCCCAGAAGTGCAGACTTGACCTTAGCCATACTGGCTTTCAGTTCGTCATCCTGCTTCTTGAAGTCGGCCAAAAGCTCGGCGTGAGTGGTGCGCATTTTCAGGTAGACGCGGACTAGCCGCTCTACTGCGATATCTTCAGTCATGTTACCTCTTCCCCAGTTGTAGTAGCAGAATGTGTAGTGTTCTACACTTCTGTCTTGTTGTCAAGCAATTCTTTGTAGAGATCGACAACTTTTGTGTGAGCGTCTATTTTAGTGTCAAGCATTGCGTAAACGTATTTCTCTGCGTTAGACCCTTGTAGTCTAATCACGGTACACGGGTGGTGCTGTCCGGTTCGATGCACTCGGGCGTTCGCTTGTGCGTATGTCTCGGAGGAGGATGTTGGTCCCCACCAAACGACAGTATCAGCAGCGGTTAGTGTGACCCCGTGCGCTGCCGCCTGTGGCTGGATAACCAGCACTCTCGGCTCAGGGGTGTCTTGGAATCGCTTGAAGATATCTGTGCGCTGGCTTGCGGATACGTCGCCATTAATCACCTCTGCCGTTATGCCGTCGTCGTTGAGTTGACGGGTGATCATCTCGATCACGTTCTTGAATGGTACAAAGACTAACACCTTCTGCGCGGCTTCATCAACTACCTCTTTCAACACGGCGTAACGGTTTTTGATATCAAACTCGACCGTCTCTTTGCTATCCGTGTACACCGCGCCACAAGATATTTGCAGGAGTTTGCTCAGGTTGATTGCGGCGTTCACCGCTGTGATGTCTTCCCCGGCGGCTTGGACTACAAACCGGCTCTTCATAGCCAAGTAATACTTCTTTTGCTGCTTGGTCAACTCGACCATGCGATTGACGTACGTCATAGGGGGCAGGTCAAGGCACTCGTCTTTGGTGTACCGGATCGCCGGTTGCAGGGCGTTAAACACCGTGGTCGTTGCTGATGGCTTGGGTATCCATTTGAACTGGGTCAGCTTGTACATCACGGACTCTTTGTATCCTGTGAAATACTTCGGCACTCCGTTCGGATTAATCAGCTTAGCAAGCCCGTAGGCATCGAGTGGCGATTGCGCCGCAGGTGTACCGGTCAGCATCCAGAGCCACGTGTGGGGTTGCAGAAGCCCCTTCAACGTCTTCCATCTGTTCGTCTGCACATTCTTATAGGCGTTAGCCTCATCGATAACAATAAGATCAAACCCACCGTTAAGAATCTCATCTGTGACGACCTCCACTCCATCGTAGTTAATGATGACGAACTCGGCGGGGCCTTTGATGATTTCTCTACGCTTATCGGCTGAGCCGTACGCGATGTCAACCGACCGGTGCATAGCAAACTTGAACAGGTCTGCTCGCCATGCTGAATCCATAATCGATAGCGGGCATATCACCAAAACACGTTTGATGACCTTGACCTTCATCAAATAATCCGCAGCCCATATCACGCTGCCGGTCTTGCCCGTGCCCTGTTCGTTTAGGCAGAACGCTCGCTTGTGCAGTGTGAGAAAGGATGCCGTGGACTTCTGGTGCGCAAACGGTTTGTGTAGCCCGGGCCACTTGTAGTCCCGCAGGATCGGGCTTGGTACGTTCTTTATCTTGAGGTTCTTTAGGACTTGAGCTTCCTCTAAACCCCAGTGAACCAACACCTTGTTGTTTTCAACCTCTTTACTCTTAGGAATGACCGCTGTGACTTTCGCCGGATCACGTAGAGTAAGAACTAATACTTTGTTCTGAAAGATTTCCATGCGGACTCATAATGTGTTTACCCAAGCAGAAATCGCCTGAACAGGGCTTACCTGTTCAGGCTCTGCGCCGCTTCCCAACCGAGGTGTTGGCTGTGGCGGCTGGTGTGGTTAAAGGGTTACTAACGCGCCCCGGGTAGCACACTCACACCTGACTGCTACCCTATTGGTTTCTAAAGCGGCTGTGAAAATCAACAAATCAGCCGAATAGACCTATTTATTGTATCAGCTTTCGCCCTTGTGATGGCCGTTTCGACTGCGGTTTTTGTGTGCAGATACGACACGCAACCCATCGGAATTTTTTCCACCGTCCTTGAGCATCTTCACGTGATCAACGTCTTTACCTTTGTGCGGAACACCCTTCTTGTCCAGTTCGCGTCTAGCTTTCTGGCGTTCCAACTTAGCGGGGATTTCGTTCCGCTTTAATTGCATTTCGTATTCGTGTTTGTACGGGCGCGGGGTCTTGGTGTACGGCATTTTAGTTCCTCCCGTTATGGGAGCAAGTTAATACGGCACAGTGTTTTCGGCACAAGCCGCTGGGTTTGGGATTCCATGTGCCTGTATCCACTGCAAACGCAAGGCGCTTGTTTCGGTCAGACCACTTAGTCCATAGCATATCTTGTTGCTCTGCGTCGTACTTACTTTTCACGAGAGAATTTGCAATCACAAACAGCAGCCCGCCCTTGACTTTTTTAATCTCAGGAAAATGTTTGAACACACATAACGACATCAACTCTAGCTGCTCGGGGTCAGCGTACTTAGACGACTTGCCCGTCTTGTAGTCAACCACCCGCGCCTCACCCTTCTCTCGATCAATGATCAGCAGGTCGGCAATCCCTCGATACCATACGTCCGGTGCATCAAACGCGCATGGCTGAAGATCTTTTGTGATCCCCATCTCATGCTCACACAGGCGCTCACCGGGGATTTGTTTCAGGCTATCAAGCGTTTGTTTAGCGAATGTGAAGTACGGCGGCAGTGGCTCGTCATCACGTATATATTTCTCGGCGGCTTCATGGAACCGAGAGCCGTACAGCAACGCTTCTGTCTCAGGTTCGACCACATCCTTAGCTATCTTTAGGTGATAGTACTTACGTGGGCATTGCTCAAACAGCTTGATGCTGCTGTACGACCATTTCATTAACACTCACCATATCGTTGACCAACACCTGATTCACAGTTAACAGGCAAACCTACTGCCCACTTCGGCGTCCACCGCATACACTCTTCAACGTATGCTTGCGCCTCGGCAACCTGCTCCTCGCGTACCACGCACGCAACCGCATCATGCACAGTTAGCACGACACGGTACTTCTGCCCGATGCGGAGCATCTGCTCGCCAATAATACACCTTGCGATAGCTTGGCATACATTCTCGATCACCTTCCCGCCATATATTCTTGTACGGCCCCGGCGTGTCTTATATGTAAACTCCGGACCCTGCTCACCATCTGTTGACTGCAAGTCGTCGTAGCGCATCAGCAACCCACTGGGCAAACGAATTGCGGATTCGTTCGGCTCGACCGTCAGGACCCCGGTACGGCCCAGTGTGGAGTCGTCTTTGCGTGATAAACATTCAATAACTCCTTTAGCTTGACGCCACAGGTTGACGATCTGCGGACTGCCGTGCCGATATGCGTCAATAATGCGCCGCGCTTCATCCAGATCCACCACAACCCCGGCTTGCTTGAGTGCGGCTTGAAACTTGACCGCGCCCATCCCGTAACCTGCACCAAGGATCGTGGTCTTGCCGATAAAGCGTTCGGGCGGTGATATCTGATCTACCGGCTTTCCATAGATCGTTGACGCCATCTTCTTGTAAACGTCTTCTCGGTTAGTGAATGCCGTGACTAGATCATCCTGCTCGGCCAGCCATGCCAGCACCCGGGCTTCAATCTGAGCGGAGTCGGCATCGATAACGCGGTGTCCCTTGGGGGCCGTGATTGCCAGCTTAAGTTTGTTGGCGTTCGCCCCCCGGCTCGGCAGGTTCTGAAGGTTGATCTTGTCATCGCCACCAAACCGACCCGTGTGCGCCGCGTAGTAACGTATTGGCACAGGCATCTTGCCCCGCGTAGCAATACCAATCAGCCGCTCGGTGCGCGTCTCTTCAAGCGTTGACTTGTTACCAAGCCTTGCTGCTACGAGGATCTGAACCCGTTCGTCCGGGTGCTCGGCCAGAGCCTTGAACTCCTCATCGCTCTTAGCCATAGCCAGAGTTTTCTTACCGGTAGTCGCGCTAATCTTGGTCGGCGGCTCAACCCCAAAGTTATGCAGCAACTCCCCAAACTTCTGGTTACTCATCAACTCGTCCCGGGTCACCCCGGCGTTCTCCAGCAGCTTGCGCTTGCGCTCCACCACGTCAATCAAATGCGCGTCGAGCAACTCCGTATCAAGCTCCAGCACCGGAATAGTAAACATGCGCAGAGTCATGTCGATCAGGTGTAATTCTTTTTTAGGAAACCCCTTGACCATTTCAAGGTACAGCTTGTGCGTCAGATCTACATCGTTGATGCAGTAGTCACCATAACGTGATAGCGCGTGCGCATCAAAGTCCTCGCGGCGTTTACCTAATGCGTTGACGACCTCGGTCCCCTTCTCGCCCAACCCGTACCGTTGCACCAATGCGGAGAGTGACGCACCGACCTCGACCCCGTGCAGAGCACGACCCATGCAGAGCGTATCGAGCATGAACCTCGGCACCAGATCGAAGTGCCACGACAGGATCGAGCCGTCAAACATCATATTGTGTGCGA